TATCTGAGTGTTTACATTATCTTTAAAAGTATAATAGTCTGAAGGTGGAACAATATAAGTTCTTCCTGCTATAAGGGGGTTTGATGTTCCCGGTATTGGATTACCAGTATTCTGTATACCAATTACATAATTTATATCGTAATTAATTCCTTGTTCTTCTTTTACTATTTGGTAGTTGTAAGCATAAGTAGTTGGATTATAAAAAGCTTGCTGCTCGTAACCGGCTTGAGGGAAAGTTATTTCTATGGTATTGTAAGATTCTGAACCAACTCCTACGTTACCGCCGACCACTGCTGCGTGTCCTTGTTCCAACCCTAAAGCTGACTGAGGATTAAGAAAATTAGTCCCGGCGTCTTCTCCTGTAGCGAATACTGGTTGTTTTGTAGCTTGCGAAGAAGTCAAATCGGCAGAATTAAATACTTGATCATATTTTCCGGTAGAGTAAGCCAAAGCTGAAATATCATAAGTACCTTCATTTTCTGCTATATTTACAATTTTATAATTAGAATAACTACCACTAATAACTTCTGCATTATTTGGGTCATTAGGTTCAACGCTCCATATCAAATTTTCTCCAGAAAAACATCCTCCAGAATAAGAAGCACTAGTTACTTCCGCAGGTAATAAGGGTGGTGTATCGTTGCCGGCAGTTTGAACACCTGTATTTGTATATCCGGTTATAACATAATTATCAAAATCAAGTTTATTACCAGTACCTCCAAAAGCTGTACCTGTATTAAAATATATTTGAGTACAAACGCCGCTCAAGTCGGATCTGTAATTTCCTGTTATAGTGTTAGTATGTGCCCCGCTAAATAATAAATTTTGGATTTGGGGTCTTCTAATTTCATTAAGGTCTCCAGTGTTAGCGTTATAAGTGGGCGTTAATAATGAAAATTTATAAAGAGTACTGCTAGTAAAATTTAAAGCTTGGTCAAGAATTATACTGTTAAAGTTATTAGCTATCACCGGAGTTACAACTGCTGCATTAGCTATAGTTGAGTTAAGGGTTAGTTGTCTGACCGCGTTTGTTCGGCCGCTATATTTTAAAGATGTTCTAAAGTTGTCATAGATTTGAATTACATCTCCGGGCATTATGTAAGCTCCCTCTTGGCCAGCAGAAAAACTAACAGTTTCTGTTTCTTGAGCTTCGCTGGATAATATCCACTTAGCAAATCGACGAGCTTGCCCACGACTAGTAGCGCCTAAGGCTGTAGTTTCTATTTCTCTTATTCCGTATCTTCTTACACTCTCTTCATCCTCTAAATATTCAATAGCTGGTTGAAATAAATTTTTCTTATCGTTATACCTTACTATGGCGACACTGTGGCGAGCTGTTTTTGAAGAACTAGAGTAAGTGAAGTTACCTTCTAGGACATTGGAATTATTAAATTGATAAACAGCATCTTTGTACTTGTCCTGTACTGCGAATACGTTTCCGTTCGCGTAATAGGCAATACCTAAAAATATAGAAGTTAAATCATTTAAAACTTTAAAAGCGTCTTCACGAGTAGTTATAATATAATTAATAGTAAATCGCGGCTCCAATCCTCCATAAGTATCAGGAACCAGCACGTCACAATATTGAGCAATTTCATACAGTGTCCATTTATCTATCCTGTCCTCTTCTATATATTCGCCCAAGCCATAACGAGGGTTGGTCATTAAATCATAAAAACACCAAGCAGGGTTATCAGTCCACTCCCTAACGTATTCGCCTTTTCTGAGTGCTGGAGCTAAGTTATCGTCTGTTCTTTTAAACTCTCCGTCCCAACCTACTGTTGATCCACTATTGTTTCGTTTCCATGTTATTTCACTAGCGCTATATATTATTTCGCATCCTACGCGGTTTTCTGAATTAGCATCTGTATCAGGATCTCCACTATGAGCAGAACTGTTTCCGTAAGTTTTAGCGATAGGGTTATAGTTATTAGGAACTTTAACTTTTATTAATCTTGTGTCGTAAGATCTGGCTGGAATACGCCCAAAAGATCTTGCGTCAAATTGAGAGTAAACCATCGCCGAATAAGGATAACGTAGAGTTGTTCCGTAGATTTCAACAATAGAGTCTACAAAACTCATATTCTTTAAAAATGAGGTTAAAGATTCAGGTGTTGTTCGAACTATCCTAATTTTCCAACCTTCAAATCCCGGGGTTTCTATATAATTAAATGAAGAAACATCTATAAGAGTTTTTCTTATATATACATCATCTACTTTACCTAAAACTCTTTCTTTTAATGGTCCCAACCACTGTCCGTCTCCAGTAGAACTTCTAGGGGTCACTACTGTTGATCCAGAAGTAGACGTGGACTGTTGAAACCTGACGTCAAAAATAGGTTGATAATATATATTATATTCAATTGTTCTTGCTTTTGTGTCTCCAAAACCAGTGGAGGCTTTTCTGCATTTTTTTAACTCTTTTGTTTTAGCGTAAGTTTTTGGGCCGGACTGAATGCTTTCAAATAAAGCTTGTATTTTTATATTGACCTCTAATTTAGAAGCTTCTTTGTTTAAGACAGTATAAGTTTTAGAGTATTTGTCTATTTCTACTCCTGTTTTTAAAGTTGCTGGTTTAACATCTGTAGGACTAGCTTCTCCTCCTTGTATCTCTGGGCCGTAAAGTCTCTCTCCTATTTGTCTAGCAACACTCAAATCTAAGAAATCGCTAGAGCTCATTCCGGCATAGGTTGTCATTTCACTATTTAAAGAAGGGATATTCCCTACAGCCGACCCATTAACTGTTTCAACGTTAATAGCTGGGTAGTTGTAAAAACCCCCTTCATCAACTAAAGGCACATCATTCCAATAAATAGACTGAAGAAAACCGAGTTTCAAATTACTTAAAGAGTCATCTCCTGTAGCTGTGTAGTTGGTAAAATCTACTCTCTGATAACCAGTCACGTTAGCTTCGCCTTGGTAAGTGTAATTTCCGCTTACTATACCTTCAGTCTCGCCTTCGCTTATTAAATCTACAGTCTCCGCGAATCCACGCGATACAACATAGTTATCGCCGACTTTTACTGCTGATAAATCCGTTACTACTGGACGTGCTTCTTTTTGTTTTTTCTTACTTCCCATTTTTTATCCTTGAGTTCCCCAATTATCGACTTCTGCTTTAAGTAATTTACCTGCATTGGGTATATTGTATAATAAACCGTATTTAGTTTCCCCCCATGTATCTTTTGGTTCGATTTCTGCAGAGGCATCCACTGTATCGCTGGCAGACTGGACAACATGACTTCCTACTAAAAGTCTTCCATAACCAACAAAAACCGGCCCTCCTTCTCGTATAGTATTTTCTGGCCCGTTAAAAAGGTAAGCTTTAGCTCCTCCTCTTTCTATTTCATTGAAATCTCCAAACTCGGGCATCGGCGTGAGTAAATTAGTTATTCCCGCTGCTACTAATCCTATGCCGCCTAATACTAGTGCTGTTCCCATAGCTCCTCCCGCTCCCATTGCAGTTACGCCCATCAAACCAAATCCACCAACAGCTATCAAAGCAACCCCTATTATAATAGTTAAGATAGACATAAAGTCATCAGAGCCTTCTATCACGGGAACTATATCTATTGTTTTTATTTTACTGCTAGACATTGCAAGTTCTGAGCATTTTAAACCTTCAATAGTGTTAGGGTCTTTACCCTCTTCTATTTGGAAATCTTTTTTATTAATGAGTACTCGGTACTTTATATTTTTTTTATCGTTTTCTAATAATGATTTATAAAGTTTTTTAGAGTTACATTCTACTCCT